TTCTTGGTATGGTTGGGAGATTGAACATATCGGGCAAGTAGAGAGCGAAGAAACAATTAAAGCAGCCTTTGACTTTTATGAAAGTTGTAAAAAGGGTGCGGTCAGAGCAACTCACAAGAACGAAGAACAAGTAGAAAAAACACCATTCTAATATGGAGCTACTTGACAAAACCCTGGGAGAGTTTGTAGAACTCTTCCAGGGCTCTTCTACATATTTTGGTGCTTCTCAACCATTGGGTCAAACTCGTGGCCGTGATGGTAAGCAAGAATTTAAACATTGGGTGGAACCTAAACCCATGACTAAAGAGCATTGGGTTCAACATTTAAAAGGAGAAAAATATTATGGAAGTGTTCCTATCAGAGATGATAATACATGTAGTTGGGGGGTCATTGATGTTGATCGCTACAATATACAACATAAGGAAGTTATATCAGTTATACGGAAAAGGAAGTACCCACTCATCCCATTCCGATCAAAATCCAACGGACTCCATTTAGTTTTATTTATTGATGGTGTAGTTCCTGCTGCAGCAATGCGTAGGAAATTAATTGAGATTGCATCTGACTTAGGTGTGAATGACACCACTACAGATATTTATCCTGCACAAGATGAAGTTGACTTGACTCCTGAAGATTGGAATCAAAAAAGAAAAGGTAACTTTGTAAATCTACCTTATCAAAAAGCTCACATGACTACCCGAGTAGCAATGGATGACGAGGGTAATTCAATTAAGTTAGAAAATTTATTTGAGTTTGTAAAACCACACAGACTTAAACCTGCAGATTTTAAAAAATTAAAAATATTTCAAGACGATGAAACAAAAGACTATCCACCTTGCGTAATCAATTTTATGAAAAATAGAGTTCAAAAAGGTGAGGGTCGTAATGATGCTATGTTTAATGTAGCAGTTTTAGCTAAAAAAATTAATCCAGATCCAGTTATGTATGAAGATTGGACTAGAAACATGATGACTAAGGTTTGTTCAGAACCTTTACACCCGCAGGAGTTAAATAATATTTTTAAAGGTGTGGAGAATAAAGAATATGCTTACAAATGTAAAACATCGATAGCAAGAATGCATTGTGTATCTAGCACTTGTGTTCGTAGAAAATTTGGTATTGGTGCTAACGAAGCTATGCCTGAAGTGGGTAAACTTCTAAAGGTTAATTCATATCCAGAACCCTATTGGATATTACCGATTCAAGGTAAGTCCATTAGATTATCCACTAAACAATTATACCAACAACAATTACTAGGAGAAGCTTTACTTAACTACGATATTGTTTGGCGACCTTTGAAACCTAGTAAAAGAGATCCAGATCCATACAGAGATTGGTTAGATGAACTAATAACTAACAAACAAGACATGGAAGGTTTTGATGAAGGTGAAGAGAGAGATGATGTATTTAATTCTAGAATGAGTAGATTCTTAGAAGATATAGAAGACACTACTGAGTTTGATCAAATTGATTCTGGTAATATCTGGAGGGATGAAAATGAAATGAGGTTTAAGCTAGAAACCTTTAGATCCTTCATGAAAAAGATGGGTTATAATTGGAATGAAAAAGAATGTACGAGATTTTTAGAACAAGGTGGGGCTATGCCTAAGAAAAAATTTCAAAACATCAGCAGCAGACATTGGGTAGTTGCGCTGCCAAAACAAACATAACATAAAAATAAAGATGTCAAATTCGTTAAAGCAAAAGCTGCGTGGGAAGACAATTAAAATCTTTGGACCACCAGGAACAGGTAAGACCGAGAACCTTTTAAAAAGGGTGCAACGATATCTTAAACAAGGTTACAGCCCAGATGAAATCTGTTATATCTCCTTTACTAACAAAGCCGTTAATGAATGTGTGGCTAGAGTTAGAAAAAGATTTAAAGAATATGACGAAGATGATTTCAAATATTTTAGAACGCTACATTCTTTGGCAAGACAACAGTTTGCTGAAATTCCCGTTTTAGATCCTAAGGCAGATTTATTAATGTTCCATACTCAATACGGAACTGTAAAAATTAATTATAAAGAAAACTACGATGATGCTAAAGTTTATAATAACTGGTCCTTACAAATTTACGACAGAGCTAGAAACATGAAGGTGGATCCAGTGTGGTTGTATAAGCAACAGACACGGAAAGCGGTAAGGTTACAACAATTCAAATCTATTATTGCAGGTTACGAACAATTTAAAACAATGGAAATGGAAGGTGGAGGACGGACACCGGACAGACTGGACTTTACAGACATGGTGCAAAAATTTATTGATGATGGTGTTTCAATACCTTTTAAAGTTTTAATGGTGGATGAAGCTCAAGATTTAACACCGTTGCAGTGGGACTTAGTGGTTAAGTTAGCTAAAGCTGTAGATAGAGTTTATATTGCAGGAGATGATGACCAAGCAATCTATGAGTGGAATGGTGCTGATGTAAGATTGTTTCAAGACTTTCCTGGTCGATCTTTAATTTTAAAAAAATCAGTACGATTAAATAAGAACGTTCATTTCTTTTCTAACTGTTTATTAAAAACTATGGGAGATAATAGAGTAGAAAAAGAATTTTTATCTAACGGTAAAGAAGGAGCCATTTACAGGTGGAATGGTTTAAAGAAAATACCTTGGGAGTTAGAAGGTGATTGGATGGTATTAGCAAGAATTAACGATGTGAAAAGGGAGCTGCAGCAGGAGGCTAGAGATTTAGGTTTATATTACCAAGACCAAAAGAATAATAAATCATTTGATCCAAACCAGTATTACGCTATTCAACATTGGGAAAAAATTTGTAATGGTGGCAGTATTAGTAGAGAAGAAGCGGTAACTATGTATGAGTATTTATTAAACATAGACCACGGCTACCGGTCAGCGGACAGTAAAAAATGGAGTTTTGCTCATGCTAATCAAGTATTTAATTTTGATGAATTACATCTCAGATGTGGTATGAGAGATGAAAAAGGTCCTTGGAATATTATGTTTAAAAGAAAATTTAAAGATAAGGATAAACAATATTTTCAAAAACTAATGAGTGAAGGTGTGGATTTAACACAACCTCCTAGAATTATTATAGATACAATACATCAAGTCAAAGGTGGAGAAGCAGACAATGTTGTCCTGGCCAGTAAATGCAACTTTCCATCACACTTTGAAAAAAAGAATTTAGCAGATAAGGTAAAAGAACTTAGAGTTTGGTATACAGGAGCCACCAGATCTAAACAAACACTCCATCTGCTGGGCACCTATCATCAATATAATTTTCCATTAGGAAAATACTATAAACTCTACGAGGCTAACTATGACAAATAAAAATATATTTGATGAAGCATTTCCACAAGACAAGCAAATTGGGGGATCTCATTATAAATCGTTTCACATTCAACCCTATGAATTTATTTCAAAAAATAATTTATCTTTTTTTCAAGGTAACGTTGTGAAATATGTTTGTAGGTATTTAAATAAAAATGGTATTGAAGACTTAGAAAAAATAAAACACTATTGTGATTTAGAAATTAAAAAACTAAAAGATGCCAAAAACCAAAAGAAATAAGCCATACGAACCAATTATTTGTGAAGAATGCAATGTGCTTGCTGCAGTGATTATTCACGAAAAGGTTTACATGTGTGGAGAATGTTATATGTTCGACCAAGACATTCCTTTTGATACAGCGATAACTAATTTAACAACAGGATTTGAAAAGAAAAGATTTAAAAACTAATGACTCATCAATTAAATTTTATATACAACGATGCCGATTGGATTTGTCCATCGGAATACCCAGATTTATCCAAAGCAACTGAGATAGCAATTGACTTAGAAACTAAGGATCCAAACATTAAAAATAAAGGTGCTGGTTGGGCAACTTTTGATGGTCATATAGTAGGCTTTGCAGTAGCAGCTTTAGGTCAGCAATGGTATTTTCCAATAGCTCATGACGCAGGTGGTAATATGGACTCTGCAATCACTACTGCTTGGATGCAAGATATTTTAAGATTACCTGCAACAAAAGTTTTTCATAATGCAAGCTATGACGTAGGTTGGTTATTAGTAAATGGTTTTGAAATTAAAGGAAAAATTGTAGATACCATGATAGCTGCTGCTCTAATAAATGAAAATAGATTTAGTTTTAGTTTAAATGCTTGTGCTAAAGATTATTTAGGTGAGATTAAAAATGAAACTTTTTTAAATGAAAAAGCTAAGGAGTGGGGTATTGATCCTAAAGCAGATTTATGGAGACTGCCTGCAGGTTATGTTGGTTTCTATGCTGAACAAGATGCAGGACTTACTTTAAGATTGTGGGAAAGATTTAAAACAGAAATTTCTAAACAAAGTTTACATGATGTGTGGGACATGGAGATGGAGCTGCTACCTATTTTAATTGAAACACGAAGAAGAGGAATTAGAGTAGATGAAGAGAAAGCTGCAGTTCTAAAAAAAGAATTTAAAAAGAAAGAGTCTGAGGTTTTACATAAAATAAAAAAAGAAACTACTTTGGATGTTGATATTTGGGCTGCAAGATCTGTAGCGCAAGTGTTTGACCGAATGGGTGTGGAGTATCCACGGACAGCGAAAACTGAAGAACCAAGCTTTACGCAAAACTGGCTAGTAAACTGTGATAACCCGATAGCGCAACTAATAAGAGAAGCAAGAGAAATAAATAAATTTCATTCAACATTCATAGACTCCATTCAAAGATATGTT